TACTTCTTGGAGCTATTCCTTTTTTGATTACCCATTTATCTAAAACCTTTGTTGGTATTGATTTGCTTTTAAATCTATATTCGCTGTTTGGTGCTTTTTGTACTCCTTTTTTAATTCCGCTTGGATTTGAACCCTGTACACCTTTGTCAATAAACTTTCCGTAATCTTCCATTAAAAAAGCTAAACGAAAACTATTAGCACCTACTTCAATTTCACTATCTAAACTATTGTATAGTTTTTTATTTACGTTCTTATTGCTTTTAGTTAAATTACTTCTACTCTGCTGAATTACATATTTAGCAAAGTCGTTTAAGTATTTATATGTTTGTTTGTTATCCATTAACAGATAGTAATATCGTTTCTTACTAATACATCAAACGTAACCGCCCAACCTGCTAAATCGTTCTCAAATCGTTCTGTAAATGGCTCGTAAGTAGGTTGACCTGTTAACTCCCAAAAGCCATCAGCAATATCTGCTCTGTTCAATCTGTTTAAAACCCTTGTAGCTAAAAGTAATTGAGTATTCCAAATATCTACTTTATTGCTATCATCTTTTTGGTTTATAACATCCATTAACAAAACAGTAATATTAAAAGACAATACATTACCCTGATGCGTTGCTTGGTTTATAATGATATGACTTAAAGGAAACATTGTTTGTTTGTTTAAATCAATTTCAAATATATCTCCTTCCGTTACTGTGTTTACAAAAGGCTCTTCAAGTAGCACGTCTTTAATTTCTTTTATAATTCTATATAGCATTTCTTTTTAAATTTTTAATTTCTATTTCTGTTTTTTCTTTCTCAAACATTAGCCACATCATTAATGCTGTTATTGGAAGTTTGGTAACTGCATCGAATCGGAGTATATTCCCTTGAGCTGCTGCGTAAATTGACTGATACCAACCCCACTTCTTTCCAAAACCTGCTTCGCTTGTTCCGACTGTTCCACTTCGTTCTGTATATAATCCGTCAAAGCGTTCACGCAATCTTTCTGCAAAGTCCAAAAAAAAACCATAGCACCTAAAGCAATATCTAAAGGCATATATTTCATCACCTCTGCGTATTGGTAGCTTGATTCGTATTCGTGAATAGTATATAAACCTTTTACTTTTGATTTGATAGGTCTGAATAAAACTGCCATTGCTTGGTGCAAAGTTTCTACTTCACCTAAATAGTTTTCTAAATCTATAAACTCACCTGCGGTAATATCTTCAAGTTTTGGTATAAAACCAAACTCAACCCCTGATAATTTAAAAGTATTTTTTAATGGTGTTCTTTGTTGTAGTATTGTATTAAGGTGTTCTAATATTTCGTTAACATCTGTAACTTTAATTTTAGCAACATCTTTTAAATCTATTCCACAAAATATTTCGATAGTTTTCTGATTAACAAAATCACTTGCATCATTATCTTTTATAAGTTTGTCAAACTTTTGATATTGAAGTAAAGTTATTTCGTTTAAAGAATCAGGTATATTAATATCTACTTTCATATTTTATTTTAAAAATTAATTAACTTAAGAATTGTATAAAACAAAAAAAGGTAACCATTTCTGACTACCTATTCTCAACCAATTTTTATTAACTAACTCTAAACTAACTTTAAATTTAATACCTCGTACAACTCGTGTACTTTATTAGTAAGTGTTTCATCTTGTTTGTATTTATCACTTCCTATTTTCTTTGTGCCATTTACGTTTATTTCTATTTTAACGTAATTCTTTTTTCTTTTACCTTCAAAGTAAATATCGTTTACAACTATTGGATAAATAGTTATTCCGTTATTCAGACAATTCTTTATCGCTTTTAAGTTCACGGTAAATTAAATAAAAAGTTAATAAACAAAATGCTATTTGTACTAAATGATTTTCAGTTAACATTGCAACTGATGCTGATATTGTTCCTGTAATTGTTCTCATAATTTTTAATTGTTTTTGTTTGATGAGGTAAAATTAATAAAATATTTTAACCTGCAAACTAATTATAAAAACTTTAACAAAAATTTAACTTTTTAAACCTGATACATATAAGCTACGTTTAATTTAGCAACTTCGTACATAGCTTTCATTTTCTTTATTTCACCTACGTTTCTCGGCATAGCTATTAATACATTTTGATTTGTCTTTAAATGTATGTAACATTCTATTGTGGCTATGATTTCTCCGTAAGTCATTAATAAATATAATAGTTTCCTTTGTGTGGGTTCTCTAATTGATAACTTACTGCATAACGTAAAGCGTCGATTAAATGGTTATGTTTATCTATTGGAGTATTAGATTTTTTTTCTAACCAACAGTAGTTGTTCATTTCTTTAATTAAGTTAATTGATTCAGGTGTTATTATTAAATCATAGTCTTGTAGTAAACTAATACCATAAGTAACTGAACCTTGACCTTTAATAGTTGGAACTATATTTAAACCCAATGTTTGTAGTTCGTTTATTAATCTTGGCTCTGCACTATCTGCAACTATCAAACTATCTAAACAGTGTTGCTTGTTTAATTGGTATATCTGCGACGTTGTTAATGCTTGTAAGCTATAACGCTCATTAATATATATTCGTTTGTTAGAAGCGTCTATATTACATTCTATTAATGTAGTCGGGTCATTACTAAAACCAAAATCCTGACCATAAACAGTTGTGCCTACATTCTCGTACTTTCCGATAGTCCAATTATTAAATATAACTCCTTCGGCTTTATCTAACCAACCACCTAATATTTGATGCTTGTATTTCTCGGGTCGTCTGTTCTTAATGTTTTCTATTTGAGCCACAAAAGATTCTGAAAGGTTATCTATGTTATCTAAATACGTTGTGTGAATATAAGTAGTATCTCCTTTGATTATATTACTTCCTGATTCTATTCCTTTGTCCTCAAAGAATTTTTTATATATAAAGTGTTCTTTAGTTGCAGGATTCAAAACTAATATAACTCTGTTCTGTATTCCTTTTGTTCTAATACTAAAGTCTATCTTCTCAAATGTTTCTTCGTCTGTTAACTCTTCAGCTTCATCTAATACCCAAGTTGTAACTCCTGCTAATGATTTTAAGTTAGCTGTTTGAGTTCCGCTACTTGTTTTAATACCTTTAAATAAGATTTTAGAGCCTGTTTTTAAATTAATGATTTCGTCTTTAGTAATATAAAAATCTCTGCTTAAATCAGCTGATTCTATCTTATCTATAAATTCAGGAATAATAGATACGTTTGCAGAAGTTAAAGTGTAACGTGTAAATAATATAACGTGTCCTGCTTCATAGGTAAGCAATAGTAAAAAGGAGTTAAGGGAATATGATTTACCACTTCCCCTTCCACCTGTAATTACAAAGTATCTACTTTCAGAACCTAATAAATTATATTTGTTATTCAGACTTATCAATTTTGAATATATCTTTTATATTGAAGTCGTTAATATTGTGAGTTGTTTCAATAGTTTCTTTTGGCTTACCAAATATATGTTCGGCTACAAATAACTGCCCACGCTGTGAAGCTAATAATGATTCTTTAACAAATGTAATCTTTGCTTGGTCATCTGTATCAGCATTGTATAATTCCTTTAAAGCGTTTACAAATAATGTATTTACTTTTTGTTCTTCTACTTTTGGTTTACGACCTGCAGTTTTATGACCACCATTATTTTTTCTTTTATCTTCCATAATTAAAAAAGTAATTAATATTAATTATACTTATCTTAAAAATAATAGGTTTTACTTATTGTTAAACTACTTCCCAATAGTAATCACATTGTTCATCTTCAATAGGTGCTTCAGTAAAATACGTTTGGTATTTACTTGGTTCAGCTTTATATCTATAACAGGTTGATTTCAATTCACAACCTTGTCCATCGCACATTGTTATATCAGGCATATCTTATTTGTTTTTAAATTGTTCAAACCATTCTTCAAATTTTAAATAAGATGGGCTTTCTGCATCATTATATCCAACATTAAAACCCACTCTATATGCTTCTTTCAAATTCTCCTCACTATACATTTTCTTGTCTTGTTCTTGTTGCCATTTAGCACCAAAATTTATTGCTGATATAATATCGTGTCTGCAATATTCATTTTCATTAGTAGCAGGACACCTATATATTTCTGCATATTTTTCAGCAGCTTCTTTTAATGTTTCTTGTTTCATATCTTATTTGTTTTTAAATTGCAATAAATCTAATAAATTTTTAAATTCATTTAATTTTAATTTATGAAAGTTTGATATTATTTCAATTACTTCTTCTTGAGTATATCCTTTCTGTTCCTTTTCAATTTCTTTGGCTTGGTTAATAAAATAATCTGCATTAAATAACCCATCTAATTTCATTTGTTCTACTAACCATTCAACCCCTGTTTGTTTCATTTGAATTTATCTTTTAGTATTTTCTTATAAATTGTGTTTACTGATTCTTTATTGCAACCTCTTTTATAATAGAAGTTAATTACTCTTTGTATTCTTTGTAAAGGTGTTTGTTTATATCCTGCTTTTAGCTTCATATAGTTTTCTGCTCTTTCTTTTGCTGTCATATCTTATTTGTTAAATGTTTCGTTGTAATATTGTTCTGCTTCTTTTTTGTAGTCACTTTCAAACGGTGAACTCATTAAAGGAGCTGTTACTCTTGCCTCAATAACCTGTTGCTTTTCCATTTCTAAAAGTTCATTATCAATATCATATAAAATTCCGTTAATATATTCAGTATAAATA